GGTCCTGGCTTGAGATAACTTTCAAACAACTCACGATTGATATAACGATCGCCAGCCCAGTTCGCAGGTATGCTATTTCTGTTTTTCATAACTTATCCTATATAAGGATATTTATGTGTCAGTCAAGGCCTTGCCCACAGTTATGATGTGATCATCTGTGCTGTCTTGTATACGCTTGATAATGGCACGACTGCGATTGATAAAAGTTTTGACATATTCGCGTCGTAGTTCAAAACGATTCATAACTTCCACGGGATCTGCTTGACTAATCCAAACGTGGTCCTGATAGGAATATTTGGGTTCTTTACAAACATTGTTGGGTCTTGTGCCCACAGTTTTGGTGCGTAGATTGATAAATTCACGCTTGGGTTTGACCATCAAATCTTTAAGCACAAATTCACGCCCATCAGGCAAGCGTAGAATATCTGGAATCTTGATGGGTGGATCTTTGATATTTTTCTTACGCTTGATGGGCAACTTGCCCAAGGGTGATTGATAACTCATACCCATATTTAATGGGTTTTATATAGGCCTGGACTATTTCTGCTATCTAAGCACGTAGTGGTATAAAAGTGTGCCTGTAGCACCTAAAAGCGTGGTGATTATCACACTGGCCCAGGTCAAAAACAAACGAAAGTTGTCCTTGCGGTCACCTTGTATTGCGTCTCTGATCTCACATAAAATAATATCTATACCAATCAATTTCTTTTCAATACTGGTAATGCGTTGATCCAATTGATTGTAACGCTCTTGGCAGATACTTACGTGGGCAGGTAGGCTTTCTGATTCAATATCGTGAACTTGTGACATATTAGGTAGCACTTATGGTAGTGCCTAAGGCAATACGTTTCCAGGCTGAGCCAGTCCAAACTGCCAAGCAGGGATTACCCGCATCGCCATTTGAACAATAGGCCACATCGCCTGTGATGGCTGACAAGGCTGTTAATTGGCTCACTGTTCTTGGTTGTAGGCTGGCAATATAAAATACTGTTAGACGACCACTACTGGGTTGAAATGTAAAGTCATTGCCTGCGTCACTTGATAGTGTATCAGGTATTTGACTATCTGGCACCAATCCAGCACCATCTAAACTGGCCACACCATAGGCCTGACCGCGTGCCGCCGCTATTGAATTTACAGCCTGAACTGTAGCAAGTAAATCTGCTCTTGCGTCCGCTGGTTTATCCGTGGGATTATCTAAATTTGTTGTGTTGAGATTTGAACCTGGCCAAGCCATAGTATTTTCCTTTTAATTATTTAATATGAGTTATTAAAGTGTGTCAATAATAACGTATTACTATCTGTAGTAAATTCACTTGTAGCAGGTGTGAATAACTGATGTGGTGGATCATAGGTTGATTGTTCTGTGCTATATCTTGCGATATTGCTAATTCTTAATTCATCCATATACCATTCTACAGGTATACTACCATATGAATGATTACTATCATTGCCAATGGTAAATGTTTGTGTTAAATTAGATGATTGATTGGCATTTCCGCGATCTACATATCCATTCCAATATGCTGTAACATAACCATCAGATCCTCGTTGTAAACAAAAATGGATCCAAGTATTAGCAGGAAATTGAACATTACCGCGATTGGACGCATATACATATCCACCATAACCATTACCGCCAGCAGAACCAATACCGTAGAACCATTGTTCAAGATTAAATGGCCCAGAATTTGATGTGCCATTACTGATAAGATTTGAACCTATGTTATTGCCAAATCTTATCACGTGACTACCATATGGTAACGGATATCCTGGATGAACAACATATAACCAATATTCAATAGTCCAGGCCATACCAGTATAGTTGTCGCTTCTGGTAAATTGTAATAGATCATATGTTGAATTATCTGTATTGGTCATTTTAAGACTATGTGTACCAAACTTTTTGATGCTACTACTAAAACTTGGTGAGCCGTGAAGAACTGTAACACCTATGCTAGGATTATTAACTTCTTTGTAATCACCGTGCCAGTGTGCGAACATTATGAATAAGCCTTTATTAAATTACATAGATAATCAGAACCATCGTAAAATATAGTAATCATATCAACACTTAGGCCTGCTGTGCTCAAAGTTTTTTGACCAGCGGCAAATTTATAAGCACTATTAATTGTAGGAACACGACTACCTGTGGAATCTTGACGAATGATCAAAACAATACTTGATCCTGCTGACATACCACTGGGTGCGGCCAAGGTAAAATTACCTGTGGCTGTTAATTTTTGAACTGCTCCATTACTAGCATATGGTGTAACAGTTCCAGATCCTGAGTTACCAATGGTATATATTCTTTCAATATATGAACCTAGACTTGTTCCATTATTGATATTAAGACTGGCAACATCTAATAGACCTTGACATTGAACACTATTGTAAAATACAACAGGATACGGTGCTGTAGTAGCGGTAAAATAAACAGGACCATCAAACTGTGTTGTATTTTTAATTAAATTTGTAGTATTAGTGCCTGTAACCCAAAGATTACTGAATTGTCCTTGATATGTAGGCAAATATGCCGCAACATTGGCATTGCCATAGGAATTTGGTGTGTCTGATATAGTGGCACCATTGTCAATCATCATATTGACCTTGACTGCCATTTGATACAGATCCGCACGAGCCGCACTGATACTGTCAGATCCTGCGTCTAGATTGGCTGTGCTAATTGCTCCTGCTGGCCAAGTCATTTCATTCCTTTACCTTTGTAGCCGTTGGCATAGGCCGCACGACCTTGTGCCGCGGCCTTTTGTTTGGCATTGGTGCCTGTATAAACTTTACCGTGGCCTCCCCACTGATATCCTGTTTTGCCATTTGGCATATGAACTTTATGAACTGGCATATATTTTCCTTATTTGGTTACTGCTACTATTCCCGCATTGGCATTTGTGGTCAAGAACGGAAATCCTGTCACAACAATATTTACATTGGCATCAACAGCCACTTTATCCCAGGTGTCCAAATTAACAATTCTAAGTTGAATGTTACCAGTGTTGTTGGCAATCAATCTTCCTGCTACTGGTCTTGTTTCTGACACAGCAGGAGTTACTGAGACACTTTGAATAGAACTAAAATTATTTGTATCCAATGTTCTATAATTTACATTACCAGCCAAGGTGGCGGTATTCAAATTATAGTGTGTTTCGCTGGTTGGATTATAATTTATCTGTGTAAAAATACTGCCAACATAACTACCTGCGGTGCTTACATTGGTTTTGATATATCTTGCGGTGATACTGCCTGGTTGAGTATTATAATAGGTAGTGCCATCTTGACTGTAATCATAGGTGATAGTGATAGGTTTACTACTATCCCAAGTGATTTCAGTTGTTGGATAAAAAGTTTTTTGACTGCCAAGATCCTGTGCGTCAGTGGTATATGACCACGTGGCTGTGGCATTGGAACTGGTAGGACTAAATGCTGACCAATCATAGGTAGCATCAGCCCAGGTCAAATCTGCGATGTCAGCCCAGGTACTGTTGCGACTGTCAGGATAATAATTGTTATTGTAGATAGCCATTATGTTTGGAATCCTCCTGCGGTTGCGGTTGGTAACAAGTATGAAGTATATAAACTAAATGCTGATGCTGTGCCCCACATTGGCATTGAGATATCTTTTAAGTCATACCTGATGTCTAATATAATTCCTGGTTTACAATCACCTAGATTTATGTCACCACTGAATCCTGAACTACTATATGGATTAAAAGTTCCTGTGCCTGCGAAAGTCCAAGTAGTAGTGCCAGCAATGCGATAGTAAGCACTAAAACTTGAGATGTTAATAAAAGTACTCAATTGATTGCCTAGGCTTACAGTATAAGGATTTAGACTGGTAGCATAAGCACTAATTCTAATAGCAAAGGCAACCTTTACATCAGGACCAATGGCACCATTTTCATAGTAAGGTGCCACATTATAATTTTTGCCAGGACTATATGGACAAATCAACATACCATTGAGTTGTTGTCCTGGTGCTGGCAAACTTGGTGGTCCTGGTAATATAGGACCTTGACCAGGCTGTTTGCCTGTATCGCCCATAAACCATTGACGATATTTGGTATTGACCTGTGGCGTTGGATTATAAGCATAGGTCACATCATTTTGTTCTTCAAGCGTGATAACAAAAGTAAAATCTTCATTTTGAACCACACTTTTAACACGATATTGATCATTGATACTTAGGCTTGGATATTGTAATGTAACAACATCTCCAACTTCAAGTTGATACATTCTTGAAGTGCCTTGGAAGGTAATAACTTTACCTTTGTTTCTTGCTCGTTCTAAAACTATCTGTGCCAATTTGGCCGCTGTGGTAACATCAGTAATATGTTCAAATGTCATCTTGGTCTCAACCAAGCGTCCACCATCCTGTGCTTGATATGTGGTTTCAGTAGCACTACCAATTGATGGGTATACATAATCAATAGTTTCATATGTTTTAACATCTGATCCTGATTCACTACCAATATAGCCCATATAACTGATGGTGATACGATTGGCTTTGCCATCTGCTGATTCAGCCTGTATCTTAATACCATCAATGATATCTTCAGTGGTAATGGTCATTACACTGGTGCTGGCGGCCGCATAGATACTGCTGGTATCACCATTATCAACCACAACAAGACGATAGCGACCATCTTGATAGATCAAACTGCTACGCATATTCAACAATATGGTTTTGACATTTTCCATAACAGTTCTGTCTGTAAAAATAACACCATTGGTTCTGTGTTGTAGATTATCTGCCAACACCGCACCATTTTGATCTTTGGTCCAACGAATACGCTCTTTGTAAAAACTGTGCCAATCTATTTGTGTGTCAGCAAGACCTTTACCATAGATAGGATTGCGTAAGTAATCTAATAAACAATCAACAGGATGATTACTGTAACCAGTGGTGGCAAGATATCTATTCTTGTCCCAATTTAATCTTTGATCATATGTTACATTTGCGTAATCATAAGAAAAATTGGTTGGAAATTGAACACGCTTGCCACGCAACTCAACCACAATGTTAGGAATACCACCCCAAGGATTCTTTTTGGCATCATCATTGGTGGTGATATTTGGCCAACTACATTTGACAGCAAGATAGGCCAAACCACTTAATTTTTTAGTATCATCCCAACCAGAGGCATTTTTCAACAATGGACTTGCTGTTTGATTAGCGGTACCGTGATAAGTTTCAAATGTAAAATAAGGTTGGAACGCACTGGTATTGGGAGTATAACTAGCACCGTGTGTGCTGGTGCCTGTCCATACTGTAATATCATCAATAACAACTCTAACAATGCTGTCTATTTCGCCTTCTGCCAGCACAAGAGCCATATACAAATCTCTATTTTCAGTTCCATTGGTACTGACAAATACACGAGCACCACCCACACGACGCTGTCCATATACCACAGGCACAGCAATGTTGGTTCCTTGTTTGTTGATGGTAATACCTGCGTTTTGACTGGCTGCCTGACTGTTGCTCATATCTGGCATATCAAAACTTGGTGGATGTAACATCATCTCAACAGTTGTGCCCAACATATAACCCACAGCGGCACCTGCTAACAAAGCACCTGCTAGGGCCAAACTGGTTCCAAAGGTAAATGGTGCCGCAATAACAGCAACAACACCCACAATGGCTCCAACAATACCACCTCCACCACCACCACCAGCAAAGGCCAATCCACTAAAGGACAATAGGAATGCCAAGAAGCCTAGTTTAGAAAAATTATGCTTCTTCAGTAACTTTTTCAACATTCAATACCTTTCGTAAGATTACACCTGGATCTTGGAAACCTTGATTTTCAAGGAACCTTTGTGTTAGACGCGGACGAAGACCCAAATCACCTGCCATAAATTCTGTGGCATTCATTTTGACTGCCCATTCAATACAGCGTTCTAACATTTGTTCTGCTAGTCCCAAAGCACGATATTCTGGTTCCACATAAAAGAATTCCATTGTGGCTCTATAACTGTCTGCCCACATATATTCTTGTAAATAACAAATGGCTGCTCCAACCACACGGTTGTCATATTCTGCTACCACTGTTTTCATAGTAGGATAGATCATTGCCTGACGCAAAAAGTCTAATGTTTTCTTTTCATTGTATTCGTGTGTAACAGCATAAGGACTTTCACTATGATAGGCCTTGCCCAATCTAACAACATCTTTGAGATGATAACTTTGTCCATCAATGATCATACTTTACCCCATCGTAAATCTGTAATAGTTCCTGTGCTGTAAGTCATACCTTGATCCGCAGGATAAAACTTTTGTTGACTACCAACATTGGTCAAGCGACCAGCAATTTTGTCAAAGTCATAAAATTCATTGCCTGTATCAATAGCAACCTGAGTTTCTTTGGCTGTATCAACAATATTGGCACCTGTGATAGTGCCTGAATAAATCAGACTAGGTGAAGCAATAAGAGAATTGGTTGTATAGTTGATCCAAGTTTTGTAAATTCTTACAGTTCTGTGTAGGTAACGATCTTGTAAGACCATATTGATAAATGTATCTGTTGAACCACTTAGCAATATGCTAACGCTGTTGATACGAAATTCGTCTGTTTGACGAACACCACTATAACTTAAAAATTTACCTTGTGCTAGATAGGTCTGACTACCACCGCTGGTCAGAGTTGAAGCATAGATATTATATCCTGCTGTAGTTAGATAAATTGGTGTATCTAACTGAAACTCAATCAATTCCGCAAACAAAAAATTGTCTGATTCCAATTGTGTGATAATGTTACTATCAAGAATTTTCATAGTGCTTCTTGTAATTTAAGTTGTAGACCGTTGGCTTCAATGCCTAGGCTATATTCTTGTGTGCCTTGTGTGTTGAACACAGTAAATGGTACATCCCAGTAAATCACTGACAAACCATTGGTCAATGGAGCAAACAAGCCTGGAAAAATATTCATTGTTGCTGAACCACCTGAGATAACAACATCATCAGTAAGTTGATATGTCTTGGTATGATTGTTAAATTTAACAAAGTCACCTGCTTTGAATACTGTGGTTGATAAACCAGCACCTGTAAATGAAGTTGCGGTCAATGAAGCAAAATTTACGTTCACAGAAGTAGAACCAATAGCAGGAGTTCCATTGACTGATATGCCACCATTGGATGAAGTATAGATATTTTTGATACTGCCATCTGGTCTAGAATGTTTGGGTAATACCACGTCAAAACTCAGCAAACTGTTGCGTTGTTTGTTTAAGAAAGCCATTATCTGTGCGATCTCACTGCGTTGTAATGGACGATAATCGCAATCCATTGTCCAATACTGTGCGGCCAATTGTTTGCTTTGGCGATTACCTGCCATACTTACACTGGTGGCTGTAGGTGTGTTACTTTTTAATGTAACCTTGCTAAAATAATTAATTGGTAATGTGCCTGACATTGTTTATCCTTTATAATGGTGCTCGTTGACCACGATCGTTGATGGCACTACGGATCATACTTACGATCATACCTTTGCGTTCCATCAATAAACTGTCAACTCCACGAGCATCAACTGCTTGAATTGTAAAGTTAACATTGGTTGGACCACCACTCAAATCTTGATTGCGTGTGATACCACCTGATGTATGTGGTGTAAACAATTCTGGACCATTCTCACCAACCATATATGGAGTATTGCCCATAACAGGACCACCCAAGGAACGACCTGAATAACTTTGACTACTGATCACAGCAACCTGAGCAAGACCCATAGCAATCGCGGCTGCCGCACCAATGAATGAGAAAGGTGGCGGATATGTGGCCAATGCCTTGGTAGCACCCAAGTAGGTATTCATAACCGCATTGGCTATGTTGAAGGCCTTGGCCGCTTCAAAGGCCTGACGATTGTGTTGTCCCATTGCGGTAAAGGTCTGGGCCATTTGATCCAATGCCCAGGCTGTTTTTTCAGTATCTGATTTTTTTTCAAATGCTGTTCTATCAGAAGCAATTTGCTTGGCTGTTTCAGCACCAAATCTTTGATTGCCCAAAGCATCTTTGTCCAACTGTAATATAGTTGCGTAATACTGTTCAGCAATGCCTAATTTCTTAGCATATAGTTCTTGATCAAGTCTAATAACTTCAAGGTTAAATGAAGTATAACCATTTAACAAATTGCTGTAGTTGTCTTGACCATATAATGGATTTTGATTTTGTGCTTGGCCCATATTTAGACCTGGAGCACCTTTTTGATCATTGCCAAATATCAATGGAGTATTTGGATTTTGGTTTCCTCCTGAGTGAAACCTTTCAAACATTGCCGCACCTTCTTGATCAGCCAATTTAATTTTAGTAATCAATTCATCAACTTCAGCATCATATCGTCTAAATAAACTTGTACCTGGGTTGGATTTTTGTATTGCCAAATATTGGGCCATACCTTCAAGCAACAATCTTTCTTGTGCTATTCTTGCTTTGGTAGTATCAGCACCAAATTGTATAGCGGCATTGATTTCTCTTTGTTGTTGTTTGTTTTTCTCAAGTAGACCACTGTATTGATCTTGATTGTTCAAGATCAATGTCTGACCATTGGCAGCCAATTTGGCTTCTTCTCTTAACTGAACAGCGGCTGATAATCTTTGTATGTCAGAAGCCAACATTGATTCACCAGTTTTGACATATTTGGCTTTTTCAACAGCAATGGCTTTTTCAATTTCTAAACCAATTCTGTTGTCATTGTTGATCTGACCATCAATCTTGGCCGCGGCAGTCATTGTTAAGATCTGATCGCTTAAGGTTTTATCTAGTTCTAATGCGGCCTTGTTGCGTTGATGATGTGTGACCAATCCATCTGTGGCCACCTGGTCTGCTTGTTTTCTTTTCTTGACTTCATCATCAAGAATTTTATTTGTTTCTTCTGTGGCCTTGGAAATTTCATATTGTATACCCAACCATTTGGCAATCTTGGCCGCTGTGTTATCCAACAAGGCCAAAAATTGGTCCCATAAACTGATGGTTGACTTGATGGCATCATATAATTTTTGGAACGCAACGCCAATGGCAACTACACCAGCAACCACAGCAATGGCAATGGCTATCCAAGGAGCGGCTGCTATATCCAGGAATACAAATGCGGCTCCCAGGGCCAATACAGCGGCCACAGCAATACCACCCAGGTTATTGGCAATAATTTGTGTGGCACCTGTGTAATCATCAATGGTTTTGAGTGATTCCATCATTGATGTTTGTAAGTTTTTAACTGCTCGTGGAATGGTCATTACAGTATTGCCATATTTGTCAACAATGAGCTCTGACTCCAGCAAGGCCTTGGCAATGGTTTCAGCACTGAGTTTGCCTTGTTCACTCATCATTCTAAGTTCAGTGGCAGACTTACCTAATTGTTGTTGTAAAACTTTTAAGAAGAATCCGTTGTTTTCACTCATAGCACGGAAGTCGTTACCCATCAAGGTACCATTCTGCATCGCCTGACTAAAGTTATACAACGCACTGGCGGCACCTTGACTATTGGCACCTGAGATCTGAACAGTCATATTGAAGCGTTCAACTACTTTGGCCAATGCTTCTGTGCTGGATCCTGTGAATACTGAACTTTGTGATAACTTCTGGAATAGATCAACAGTACCACCAATGTCACTACTGGTATTTCTTGCTGTGTTGGCAAGTATACCAAATTTGTCATTGGCTTCACCTACGCTGTCGCTAACAGACAACAATTTGTTGGTCAATGTGCTGGCTTCAATGGTCAGATCCGCAAGTTCTCTGGCTATGTTTCCACCAATAACAATACTACCAAATTGTTTTAATGTGTTTAGAACTTTACCTAGGGCGGCATCTGCTTCCCTGGTATCAGCACCAACTTTAATATCAATATCTGCCATCTCAAGTCCTAGTTATCGTGATGATTTTTTCATCGCCTTTTTGGTTTCATCTGCTTCAATTATGTAAAATGCCGCCCACAATTGAAATTCTGTCCTGCTCATATCTAAAATACTATCAAGGGTTAGACCCAAATCTTTTGCTAATCTCAAGGCGAATAAAAGATCTGGATCCTTCCTTAGTTTTTTTCTATATCTTCCAACTTGTCATTTGTTACACTATTCAATTCACCAGCAATACGAATAATAATGGCTGGATCAACTTCATTAAGCATTGTAACTCTGTCAACTGGATTAAACATTTTGGTTCCATCTTCGTTACGTGCTTTGATAACAATACTTTCTACCAAGGCTTCAACAGTTTTACCTGCTTGGCTTAGTTCAAGAATTTTGCTTTCTTCACGCAAAGTTGAAACTTTTCTAAAATAAATTTTTGTTTCCCATTCAGGAACATCAATACATTTAAGTTCATTGCTTAATTGATTACGAAAGTGTGCTGTTGCTTTTTCTAATACGCTCATTTGAATTTTCCTTTAACTTGATTGAGAGCAGGGCCAATAATTCCTCTGCCGCGTGTTTGTTTTGACCAATTGTCTTCTAATCGCTGAATATATGGCACACGGTTTTCACTAGTAAAACTGGTTGAGGTCACAGTGGTCGTCCAACCACTGCGAGCACGACCTGATTTTACAGGTGTTTTGGCAACCAATGCTGTTTGAGTAGCCGCGGCTATTTCTTTAACTGCTTTGGCTAGCCCTTTTTTAAGGGCTAACTGTGTGCCTTCTAATCCAGAGATATCAATGGTCAGACTCATTACTTGTTACCAACGCCTGAGAATGTTGTTTCGCCAGAACCTTGGAATGAGATAGATGCTTCTACCATACCATCCATACTGCTCTTGATACTATAACCAGTAATGACCATACTGTTGGCATAGAACATTACATCATTTACAGCATCTTGATTGATGTAAAACTTACCAGCATAGTTACCTTGACCAACAGTACCTGAAGTTGGATTAAAGTAAACATTGCCATTGAAGTTTGTTGGATCAAAATACACATCAGCACTACCATTGTATGAACTTAGACCCTGGACATAGGTGCGAACATCTGTGCCCATAGTTGTTGTTTCAATCTTGTCTGCTGTGATATCAATACTGAAGTTGCGAACTGCCGCAACTGGATAGTATGTACCACCTGTGGTAGTGGCCAATTGAATTTGACCGTCGTTACCTGATAAACTTGCCATAATAATCTCCTGTTAGGCTGTAAATGTTATAGCACCAGAGCCTTGGAATGAAATACTTGCTTCTACCATACCATCCATTGAACTCTTGATACTGAAACCTGTGATAATAGCATTGCCAGCCAATTTGTCGCTAGTGCCATCTAAATATAATTCAACACCAATTGGGGCCGCACCAACCAATAAAGTTGTTGGGTTAAGAGCCGCAATAGCATTTGCTCCGCCTGTGTAGTTTATTGGATCAAAATAGATATCTGCGGAACCTGTCCAACTGCTTAGACCTTTCAAATATGTGCGAACATCTACGCCCATAGTTGTTGTTTCAATTTTGTCTGTTGTAATATCGCAACTGAAGTTACGAACGTTTGCTACTACTGTCTTTGTTGCTGATGCGTTATCAATCTTAACAACGCCGTTATTACCTGTTAAAGTCGCCATTATTATTCTCCTTGTGTTGTAATGGTGTCGTCATTGGCTTGTTCTACGGCTGCCTTGACTTTGGCCGCTGGCTTGAGATTGATAACCTCGTTTGCCTTTTCTACAGCAACAATAGACTCAGCCTTCTGAGTCCATCCTGCTGTGGAATATTGTTCCCATTGAGCCGCTTTGATATCACGCTCAAGATCTTGTTTATAAACTTTCATTTTAGTTCCTCAAGTAATTGTAATTTACTGTTATTGTGATGCTGATCTCTGCCAATGGCGGAGCACGATCAATGATTTCAATCACTGAAATTTGTGAACCAAGAACTCCACGATCTTTAAGACCCCAATTTTGGTCTAGATCAATGGCTCGTTCAACTGCGTCAATGATTTCATTACGCTTGGTATCTAGATCTGTTCCACGAACAAATCCTCTAACATTCATTTCTATTTTGCCAACTCTACGCCCAATGGCTGTAGACCCCATAGTGACATTTTGGCGTTCTTCTGATCCTGATTTGATCAGTAATGCTGGAAATTGTGTGATAGCCAATTTTTCAACTTCAAATGGCTCACGTGTGACTAAGACTAGTCTTGGATTTTGTATTTCTTGTAGACCAACTTGTATGGCCTGTGCTAGGTCTTCTCGTAGGCTCATCTGCGTAGTCTCAGGTAAGTATCAGGAAGTTTTTCAAAGGGCTGTATGGCACCATCATTGTTGATGTCATAGCGTACACTTTCACGGATAGCGAGATCCATTTCGTGTTCAAAGCGACCTTGGTAATATTCCATCATTACCTGGAACTTGTCAGTTTCTGGGATGAATTTAGTAAGTTTTGGACAGATATGATAAGCCAATGCGTGATATACTGTGGCTTGTGTCCATTGTGATGGTTCTAAACGGGTTGGATCCATTAGAGCCATTTGACCTACGATGGTGATATTTACCTTGAACTGTTTGGCATACTGAGGCCACCAACGAACTGACAACACACGAGCGACTTCTTTTTGACTCTTTGCTAGTTCTATGTCCCAATCCAATTGGCCATAGTCTTGTATAGTTGGTTCCACCTGGAGTAAATCATCCAGCGTGGCAAATGGTGCGGTAAATGACATCGTGAGTCCTTCTCATTGTGTGTGGTCAAGTCCTTCTTGACAATATTATTTATGATGATTAAAAAATGTGGAAAAGCCCAACATCCAAAGATGCTGGGCTCTTCATACTGTTTAACTAATTAATTAGTTAATTGTTTTGTCACAAGTGATCTTAACACCAAAACCAGTTTGGATTGCTGTAGCACCAGCAACTGCTTTCAATACTACATCAGTAGCACGGTTAGCAGGTAGATACAATGTGTTCATTTCAACAGTACCACGCATTGCGTGACCAATAGCACCTGGTACGAATACCGCGGCTGTTGAATCACTGCTGGATGTTGGAACTAATGCTGATTCAAATACTTGAATGCCAGCAACTTGACCAATGTAGAAACCGCTTAGAATGTTGTTACCAACATCGCTTGGGTTAGCAACATAACCACCGCTGTAATAAGCAGGAGTAGCCAATGTCTTCTTCAAGTTGTAAGCCGCACCTGGGTGAACCACACAGTAGAAAGGACCTGTCAACTTGCGTGAACGCAATGTAGCGGCTGCGGACAACAAGTCAGCAACAACTAATTCTTTACCACTAGTACCTAGGTCTGTAGTGAAGTTAGCAAATGTTGAGAATACTTGTGTATCTAAACTCTCAGCAATAGCACGTCCACTTTGCTCACCAATTTGTGCGAACACATTGCTGTAAGCAGAGTCGCGTAATTGATCAGTGATCTGATGGTAAACAACGTGTTCAGCAAGAGTAATAGTTGCTGAAGTTGTGTTTGTTGTTTTTGCTGTTGCGGCAGATTCGTCAGTGATTAGATCAGCACTTACAGAACTCCAAACTGGAACTTGTAGGTTCAAGCCTGTGTTTAGTGGTGCGTCAAATACTGTTACCAATTGACGAGCAACTGATTGCTCATAAGCCGCGAACTGTGCCGCTGTTACCAGGTTAGCATACAGTTCATTATTAATATTTGTGTTACTATTTGATGGGTAAGCCATTTTTAATTTCCTTTAAGGTTAAAATTATTATCTACCTTGTTGGTTTTTCCATTTGGCATATTGAGCACGGTCGCTCGCCTTGGACATATCCAACTTGGTGATATCTATTTGAGATACGCCTTGGCTACCAATCCCGCTCGTAGTTTGTGTAGTGGATGGTCCAGCGGCTACGAAATGTGGATTTGCGTCAAGAAAACTCTTGACTAAATCTTCTACTCCCATTGGCTCGCCAGTGTCTTTATAGCGAGTTGTGCCATTTCCATCTACTACTTCAACTTCACCGTCTTGTGTCAGTTTGATTTGATTACGGAGTAATGCCTTCACCTGTTCAGGTGCTACAGCACGATACTTGGCCGCGGTCTCTACTAACGGACTATCAACACGATATTGAGCAATGATCTGATCTCTGCGAGCGATCTCTGCGTCTTTTTTAGAAGCCAAGTCTTTTAGAATATTTTCAAATTCACCCTTGCCCTTTTGCTCTTCAAAGCGTTTGCTTTCAAACTGCTCTTTTAGTGCTCTAAGTTCATCTGGTGATCCAAGTGATTCATAGGCCTTGATGGCTTTACGCTCACTTGCCGCACGGGTTTTAGCCATTGCGTCGTCAAATTCTTTTTGACTATAATACTTCTCTTGTGCCTGTCCTTCGCTACCTGCGGTAGTACCAGCGTCAGTTGCTGTTTCTGTTGCCAATGTTTGTTGTAGGTCCATTGTTGCCTATGCCTCCTAAATGAGTAATGTATAGTTATTTATGTCTTATTAAATCTTTGGTGTTGGTTCTTCTGGAATGCCTAGTTTGACTTCAGCGGCTTCTTTGGCTGCTTGAACTTTGGCATCTTCCATACTGGCATTCAACATCCAGCATAGATGTTCCATATCCTCTAAGTAGTCAGCGAGAATATTTTGTAAACCGTAACGCTTTTCTGTTTGACATAGATCAAATGCTTTTATGCCATCTTGTTTTAGAGTTTCAACATCATAATACAACTCCATCCACATATCTTCAGGACAAGGGACCACTGTTTCATCTTTGATTGTGGTCAGTTGTTTGACACGATCTATACTGAATGGTGCCACTTCTTCCAGGGTGCGAATACCTTCCGCCAAGCGGTCAATATATTCATAGATGGTGGTATAGATTTTTTCTAAAAATAAATGATTGGCATAAAATCCACAGCCAGTTACATTTACGTGGAATCCGTGTGTTTTGGTATAGACAGCAAAATTGTCTGCCCATAATTGTTTCATTTGATTGCTAAGTTTGATCATTGTTGTGTTCCTTGTTGTGGTACTTGTAGGTTGCCTGCGACACCTTGTTGTGTAATGCCTAAAGAGGCCTGTTGAACTTCATTGATCATCCCAGCGGCTACTGGTGCTGGGGGTTGATACTCCATTGGATCTCTTAGGTAGATGGTCAAGTCTTCATCACCTAACACAGTTTCCATAATTTCATAATCCAACATCTTTTGGTATTCTGGATCCATAACTGTTTTGCGAGCATCAATCAATGATGCCACTTCATTTTTCTTATCTTGAATATGGAATGTATCTGGATATTCAATATCGCCATCCCATACTACACCTTGGTAGTTGCTCCAGAAACGCCAGATATTATCTTCACATAACTCCAAGTTGTCTGCTTTGTCAGCAAGACGAGCATTCAACATTTGAAATTCTGTTTCCATAGCAATGCCAGATTGTGCTTGACTTTGTGTTTTAGTAGCACGAGCATTACCTAGGTTGGCCATCTTGTCAATGGCTTCTACACGATACTTAATACTTTCGTATATGTTTGTGACATTTTGTCCAGTTGGCTCTAACAAATATGGTTTCAAACCAGGATCCATATTTTCTGGCATTTGTATAATACTACCAGCACCAGCAACTGCTTCAACTTCTGCTGTTTTAACTAAACTTGGATGTCCACTGATACGAATAGTTTGTTCAACTTCTGAATATTCATTGTAGATAGCACGTTGAATATCAGCAATATCATCAACATCACTGATACCAATGCCACGCTTGGGACTGCGTTGGCTATAAGCAATGGTAATAGGCAAATAGCCAAGACCATTGGTCTCAACTGTTTGACTTTCAATCATCTGATCACTTTTGTTCACAATGCTGGTAATGATTTTGTCTTTGTACCATTCCTTGATAGTGAAAATATGACTGCGATCACTGTCTTCCATATATTTGAAATAGGTCAATTCATAACTGCCAACAGCGGTGCGTGTCCACTCCCAATCTAGGGCCGCAAGCGGAGTTACCATACTGATATATGGACGAGCACCCAGGATTTGTTCATCAGCACGAGTCAAGGCACCAAGATTAGGTTTGGTCAACACTACCCAAACGTGTCCAAATACACCTGAATAGGTAGAAACATCTTTCATAAAACTATCAAAACTCTGACCTTCTAAGTTGGCATCTTCTAAGAATTTGTCAATGTCAGGATTGCCTTCTAGACTGGCAAAGTCACGAGTTGGTGGCTTGCGGAAAAGGAAAGCATTATAAACAGCCAAGACTCCTTTAACGTGATTGTCCAGGGGTGTTGTGATCATACGAGTAATATAATCTTGTTCACTTTCATTGGCATAGCGTGTTAGGTATTGTCCTTGACGATACATTTCACCGCCTAGGAAACTATTCAATAAGAATCTCCAGCGACCATTTAAGTTTTGGTATTGTTCGTGGGTGCCCAGTAATGCTTCATATTCTTTACTGGCTCCTACTCCTGTGTTTGTTGGCATATTATATCTTCCTTAGTGTGCTGATAATTTGTGTCCCCAGGTCTTTGGCTGGGCGATATGACTGGTATCTCTACGAACAGGGAACATATAATCAATCATATATCCAAGTGCGTCATTCATATGGTCAAATCCAGAATCTTTGTCTGGAATAGTACTTCCTGCTTTGTAACTTTGCTTTTCTAAACTTTCAATCAAGTGTTTACACTTGCTGTCAATGTATAGATTTACTTGTCCGCTGGCACTTCTGAGTCTGCTATTGACAGCGTTGATTCTATCTCTAACTTGGGTGTGACTATTTGGTGCTTTAACTGTGAATCCGTTGTTAGCGAGAATTGACAAGTCAGTAAAGCCGCCCGCTGAGGTCTTGCGTTGGCGACTGGCTGGGTCTGGGTAGGCCCAGATTCTGTTGTTAGGATATCTGCTACGGACTTCATCACAGGCTTCTTGGGTGTTAGAAGAATACAGACAGATTTCGTCAATGACATATAATTGATCTCCTCGTTTGACAGCAACAACAATACTCATTGGATCAATGTTAAAGTCCCAACCTGTATAAAGTATTTCGTGTCGTTCAATTGTGTTAGTATAGGCTTGAATGTTTTGTTGTCTATTAAACGCATAATATACACGATTGCTGGCCGTTTCAAAACTGGCCATATACTCTTGACGGAATGTTGCTTCATCAAGATCATTTCGTGCGTCTTCAATTTCTTGTGGCGGAACAACTCCACCTTCCAGGGTGGTGTATTGCCACGATTCCCATTGATGTTCTTCTGGATCTTGTCCTTTCTGATATAGATCAAAAAGCCAATTACCAATGCCCTTAGGTGTGCCCAAGAACAAGGCTTTGCCCTGCTTGTCACTCAAGGTAGGACGTAATACTTCAGTCCAGGCTTTTTCATCTATGTCAGCAACTTCGTCTAGACATAAAAAATTCAAACCAATTCCGCGTAATGAATCAAAGTTATCTGCTCCGCGTAGAGCAATCTGACTACCATTGACCAAACGGATGCTGAGATCACTTTCGTTGACTTTGGCAATCCAATTCAATTCACCTAGAGCGGCTTTTAATTTATCCCAGACCACGGTTCTGGCCATCCTATAACTAGGAAATACTGCCCAGCAGATCTGGTTATGGAACCTAGCGTGTTTGGCCAACTCACGAATCGCAATATGGGTCTTACCAAAGCGGCGACCACTTACTGCCACACGAAAGCGGGCAGGGCTATCAGCGATATTTTTTTGTGGCTCACTTAAAGGCATTACGCATCAGTCCAAGGTAAAGGTTTCTTATCATCACTTTCAATAGGGCCATTGTCTGAGAATCCCAACATATTCTTGGATAACCAAATCAACATAGTTGTATTTCCATTCATTGCCTCTTCCAACATCTTTCTACGAAGTTTGGCCTTGGTTTCTCCACGGGCCAATTCAATATCATCCTTGAATCTAAGGTTGATTGTGTTTTGATCAACCCCAAACCAACGGGCTATCTCGCTAACATTACAATGTAGGCGAGCCAATTTAATAACTACTTCTCTATCAATTTCTTTACGAGGTTTTCTTTGTTTCTTTGCTTCAACATCCGCCGCAGGTGCTATATCTAATTCCGCCTGTGCTTCAGCCTCCTCAGGTTCAAGTTGATAATCTGGAGTGAGATCATCTTGTTCTAACATACTGTTCCTTTATAAACTACGATTCTTAACACGAATACGGAAATAACGTTCATCAACTAGGCCATTGTCAGTGGTAATATGATTGGTTACTGTATATGTATTGCCTGCTGAACCACCACTAACATAAATGGTACTGGTGCTGGTGTTGGTATTTGTAGTATTGGCTGTTTGTGTCAATGGTGATCCATCACCAGAAACTGTGCTGATAGTCCAACTACTAGTGCGTAGATTATCACCTTGGGCCAACCAATCAGACCAATCCACACTATAGTCCAGGTTGGCTTGTGGGTCTTTTTCAATATAGGCTCCATATTGGTCAGCCTTGAATCCTGTTATTGTTGTCATACTTGTTGTCTCTCTATCGTTGGATTTATCAATGGTGGTTCAGCAATATGGAACACCCTTGTATTCTGTGGAACTACTATGGTTCTATAGTCTGTTGCGACTGCGGTTGCTCTGATATCCTTGGGCACTTTGATGCGTCTATAGGTATCAATCTTGTTTAATGTGCCGCGTGCCTGTATTTCAGCGTGTGTGGCCAATGTGGCTGTTGGAGTCATCCACTTGACACCACCAATGATATTAGTAGATGTGACAGCGGCCAAGTTAGCCTGAGGAGTCATCCACTTGACACCACCCACTGTGGCTACCGCGGCCTGTGTGGTGATCTGACTGTTGGCAGACCATTTGACATAAGCGGTAGTTGTTAGTTGGCAAACATCAAATAATGTTGCGTTTATTTCTTCAATGCGTAGACCAGTTGTGGTCAAGGTTGAAACAGCGGCAAAGTTTAGATATTCTGCGTCTTTGACAATGCGACTACCAGATGTTAGATAAGCGTGTGTGTCTAATACTGCTGTGGCCCATTGGACCATTGTGCCTGTTGCGGTTAGATTGGCTGCCGTTGATATTGTGGCATTACCATAATGTCTTAGACCACCAACAGTGGTCAGTGTGGCACGAGTTTGGTCTAATAAACCATTGACTGCCCATACTCCATTGTTGAAGTTATCCCAACTTGTAACGCTGTCCCAGGTATAATTGCTGACCTGATCAGCCATATCAATAACTTGACCACTATAACTACCTGATGCGGTAATTGAGGTAACGGCTTGTAAGTTGGCCACAGCATAATGATCAAACTTGGGAGCGGCATAAACAGTGGTTACAGATTGTAAATTGGCTACGCCACCTGTATATACATAACTGTCAGTGGTCAATGTAGCGGCTGAACCAACCAAGGCGGCATCTACAATCTTTTCAACGGCTGTAATAGAAATATCAGTAAATGATACAATGTCAATGACAAATTCTTGACCAAATATGACACCTGCTGATGTGTTTAAGGCAAATGCCGTTTGGAAATTTTTAACAGCACCAAGGAATACCTGACCAGTTGTAGTTGTCTGAGTGGTTATGCGGAATGTGTCATCGCCCGCATAATCAGGACCTGTATAATCATCAGCAAAGTATCTACCAACCACAATATCTAAGATCTTCTGTGGTGAAATAACTGTGGTTGCCGCTGTTGCTAATGTAGTTGCTGGTGCTTGAATGCTTAGACCAGCATTACAAGTTAGTGTTGCTAAAGAATTTACTGATGCTGTAGCAGGAATTAAACTACCTGAACCACCATCAGACAATGTTAAATCACCAGGTGAACCAATGCTACCTAAATCAACTGTGGCTGAATTATATGTAGTAGAATAAAATAACTTAGCACGAAGGCCAGTGTTTAATGTTCCATCGCTGGCAATTAAGTTTGGATTAGTTGAATTATAGAATCTTTGGTTGCCAGTGGTCTGTCCAGGAACATTTGACCAGCCACTAATGCTATCAAAGTTGCCTAACCAAATATCATCCAATGAGATACTGGTTGGATTGCTTGATGATCCAAAGGCAGATTTATCAAAACCTGTAAAATAACTACCAACACCAACGTTGTATGGTCCAAGACGATTGAAGTTAGATAATGATTCATTAGCCTGATATGTAAATCCATTACTTAAAGGCAATGTTATACCTATAGATGAATCAGAATGTGCTCTTGACCAGTTTAATGATTGACTCTGTGTTGTTGCCAACCACCTTGCTGTGCTGTTGACATAACAACTTGAATAGTTCATACCATTGCTGGTAGCATAGGCATATTGATCCGCCGTGGTATCATTGGTCATCCAGGCTTCACTTGTATCACGCTCCCAGGCCTTAAATCTAAAATAGATATGATTAGTGCCAGTTGGATTTGATAATGTAAATGGCAAACTACGCATTTCTAACTGATGTAGATATACACCTGGCGTATGTCCAGCGGTATTGTTTGGATTGTTCTCTGCTATAGAGATTCTAAACTTGAATTGATAATAATAATTTCCATAGACATTGGCAATGCTGATCTGATGATCACTTGGCATTGTCACTGCTGGATATCCTGACATTGAAGAAATAGTATTAGCACCAAGAGTGCTCCATAATACTACTTCTTCGCCTGTATTTAATGCTCTCCCAAGACTAAACTTGGAAGCAAAGAGAAATGACCTATAACTATACTCACCAGGAAACCCAACACTATTGGATGTTGCTATGTTGTGTCCTGCGGCTATCGTCAAGGCCATATCTTATTCCTTTATAAAACTAATACTTGAGTATTAGGCTAAACTTACTGTCATATTACCAGAACTAATCTGGAATGTATCACCAGTTGCCACAGTCTTGGATGTTGTTAAAGCACCCCAGAATAAAACGTGGCCTGCTGTTTGAGCATCCATAATAGCAACGTGAGTAATAGTTCCCCAGTTTGCTGTTGCGGCGTCAAAAGTTACAGTTGCTGAACTTGTTGCTGTGCCACCAGGTGATGAAGCGGCATTGAAAGTGATAGCCTTGCGACCATAACCTGTGCCAGATGTTGATGTTTCATCAGTTAGTGTTCCTGCTTCAATGTTTGTTGCGGCAACGCCAGATGTGTTGTTAAACAAAGCAACATACAAACCAGATGGTTGTGTGTATGCTGTATTGCGTAAAACGTGATCTAATAATGCCTTTTCTAAATAATCGCTTGATGCTGACATATTTTTCTCCTTATATTGGTAGGCCTGTCAATTGGCCTGGTTTATTTGCGACAGCACCGTGCTATCGCTAAAATTCTTTATGTTAAGTATCTGATAATAACAACGCCTTGTGTTCCTGCTACTGTGCTGTATGTTTCACCATTACCACCAGCACCTGTTCCATATGATCCAGAATTCAATTGGCCACCTGAACCGTGCCAGGCCTGTCCTTTGCCAATACCACCAGAGCCACCTGCTCCATAATATAATGTAGTGCCTGTTATTGAACTTGGTGATCCATCGCCACCGCGACCTGCTGTGGTGCTTGAAGCATTGGTGCCGTTGGTAGCATTACCGCCACCGCCTGCTCCTGCTGTATTATTGGCATTGCCACCTGAGCCACCTGAATGACCATTACCTGATGTTCCGCCATTGCCACCATTTCCGTTAAGATTACCATTTTGTCCTGAACCACCACCTGCGGCTGTTAGGCTATTGAATGTGCTTGAATCACCACTGTTGGTTCCAACTGTGATGGCATATGATCCAGGTGCCAATGAAGCGGAACCTGTAAGGACTTGTCCTCCGCCACCGCCACCGCCAATGTATCCGCCACCTGCTCCACCTGCTCCAACTATGAGATAGGTAATGTCTAAATTGCCACCTGACACAATAACTGTATCAGATGCGGTATAGGTTACAACAGTATAGGCACCATCATAGGCAATGGAACCAGATCCTGGCGTGGCTGATCCTGCTCCACCGCCAGAGGCCAGTTGAAATAAACTATGTAATGCCTGACCAATCACGAAACAAATCCCTTAACAATACTTATTAGGTATGTAGAACCAGAATCATATGTTGATGCCACAATGACATCAGTGGTGTTGATGGTTGAACTTACTGTACGAACATTACCAGCGTATTTGGCTGTGTTGGCAAATGTAATGGAACGGCTTGCGGCACCAGTGTTAAACACTATGCTCATTGTTGAGGCTGTGGGTGCGTTGACAAATCCTAGGGTAATATTGCCAGTGGCATTTAGGATCTGTTGATTACCATTGGCAAAATCCAAATTGACTGTGCCAGTGGTTGCGGTGCTGACATAGGCACCTTCTTTGTATTTGGCTACAGGAACCACGCCTGTGTATGTGGGAATATATGAAGGTAAGTAAGCACTTACTTGCGTATTGCCATAGGTGCCTGGTGGTGGATTGGCCACAAGATATGCGGCCACCTGTGTATTACCATATGTAGCGGGAGTGGCACCAGTCCAAACTCCACTGACCTTGGTAATCACTTGACCTTCAGTGCTTGAGGACAGTGAAACATTACCAAATTCCGCAACAACAGCGTTGATATTGTCTACTGCTGATTTTAGATCAGGGCGAGCAAGGCCTGGATTATCAGTGCCTTGGTCTAAGTTAGTTGTTGATACTTGTGAAGTTGGCCAAGTCATATGGTTCCTTAAATTTGTTCTATCACTACATAACCACTACCAGCGGTTACGGTTTGTGCGTAGGTTATACGATACATTTTGCCAGCGGTACTATCTTGGACATAGGCAATTACAGTATCACCTGCTGTGGCCAAGGGATATGGAACGCTGGCAACCACGTTGGCAAATGTGCCTGCCCCAGTGGATCCAGCACTTTGTAATCTTGTTGCGGCCGTTTGTCCACCTACTAAAAACTGTGCTGAAGCATAATAGGTCAAAGTAGAACCATTACCAGCTACCTGTGGCCAACCTTCAGTGCTGATAATTGCCTGAACGTTGTCTAGGACTGTGGCTGTGGTTCTTGTGACATTATAAGAACCTTGTTGCTTTCTTGTTGCTCCACTGAGTGTTCCAGCAATAGTGGTTGTGCCATTGAATGTGGCAGGTCCACCAAAAGTACTATTGTTACCAACTGTTAAATTGCCACCAACTGTGACATTACCTGTGCCGCCTGTGGTTGTAATTGGTCCATTGGTCTGAATCTGTGTCAACGCATCTTCATTCAACAAGGCATAGGCATTTTTAGCACCAGCGGTAGAAGATCCAACAGTTCCAGCCCAACCACTTGGAGTATGTAGGCCAACAGCATTCTGAACTGTTAGGTTGGCGGTAAAACCACTCACAGTGGGTGATAGACCACGAGCATAAGCAATATTACCAGCATATTGGGCTCCGCCAACAGAGTTTACACTAATACTTGCCAACAAACCAGTGGCATACTGAACGTTGGCTGTTCCATTGGTAGGACAAACTTGAACAGCACCTGTGGTTCCAACCATTGATCCCACTGTGCCATAACCTATCAAACTGGTCTGACTACCAGCGGCTGTTACCGCTGTGGCACTTTGACTTGATGAATTGGCAAAGCCCCAGGTCTGACCTGACAAAATAAGATCAGTGACCACGGTTGAACTACGAACACGATCACTACTACCAAATGAGTTAGCACCAGTTGGACGGAATTGGCTCAATACCAATTGGTTTACTGTGTTTCTATTTTGTGCTGTTTGTCCACTGGCGTTTATGGCCACATTGCCTGACACTACCTGACCAAATACTACACTGGATACGTTCTGAACACCACTGACCTGTGTGGGTGGATACTGTAATACACCACCTGAGTAAACTGGACCATTCAATAAGAAGTTGTTGGAACTTGATCCAGGAACTGAGGTTCCTATAGTTGGTGTGCTTAAGGGATAAGCATTGGTAAAGTTACGACCAAGCACACTATCATACACAACAGATCCAGCAAGGTCACCTGCGAAAGACCTAGCGGCAGTTCGTTGGAATGTACCATCTTGGAATACCACGCCAGCGTTGGACACAACACCACCAAAACCATTGGTCAACACATTTGATTGACCAATCAATACATTGCCTGCTGTGATAAATCTACCATCTTGCGGCATTACGTGGTAATATTGTTGTCCTGGTGAGCCTGCCGCGTTGTCTGCTGGTTGTAGTTGGAATCCAACCATTGGACCAGACTCAGCACCACCAAATATACCTGCGTCACTGGCAAATGCGTAACTGCCACGACGTGAAGTGGCATAGATATTGCCAGTGGTAATAGAATTGTAATTTTCTACGTAGGCTAATTGTGAAATAAAATTACTGGCTTGACTGATCACATTACCCGTGTAACTCTTTAATAGAGTAACATTGTCTGTGGTAGGTGTCAGCGTAGTATTGACAAATGATATATTTCCAGTTGAAGCATTACCAGATCCAGTTGAGTATGGTGTTCCATTGCTCCAAAAGAATCCTGTGGTCGCGGAAATACTGCCACGACTTGAAATATTACCTGAGGTTAAACTGTAGGTATCAACATTTTGTGCCAGAGCCGCGGACAAATAGGCTGCCACATTGGCATCACCATAAGTGCCAGAACCACCTGAACCTGATGCGGCTGTGGTCTGAACTGTGCCATCACTGAACACAATACCTTTGCCAGATCCTGAAGCAAATACAATATTGCCTGAAGTTTGTATTAGGGTACTGGTATCTTCATTCAACAAGGCATAGGCATTTTTGGCACCAGATGTAGTGCCAATTGTTCCTGCCCAACCATTATAGGTATGTAGACCAATGGCATTGACCACGGTGTTGTTGCCGCTAAAACCACTTAGACCACCCGCGAACAATCTAGCGTTGACCACATTGCCTTGTGCGGTGGTAGCATTACTGTTAAATGATACTACGCTGTGTGTGCCAGTGGCATATTGAATATTGGATTGTAGGCCTGGTGCTGGATTGATGTTGACACCGTTGATACTGGCAATTAAACTGCCAATGGTACCAGGACCAATGATCTGAGCAACAGCACCACCCGCGGCAGCGAATACCGCACCTTGACTGTAAGTGTTGCCTGAAATGCCCCAGGTTTGACCATTAAGGTTTAGATCAAGTTGTAGTATACCACCACGCACACGATCATTTTGATTCATCACATTGGCTGTTACAGGAGTGATTTGATTGTATTGATAAAAGCCCACTGCCTGTTTGATACCACCCGTGCCATAGGCACTTTGTAGGGCAACGTTAGCACTCAATATTCCACCATAGGTCATAGCACCTTGACTGGCCACACCAGTGGCTGAAGAATACTGTAATACTCCATTGGAGTATGTGGGAGTGTTCACAATGTAATTGGTAAAGCCGTTGGCATAACGACTACCATCAGGTGTGCTTAGGGGATAAGCATTGGCTATGAAACGACCACGCACACTATCATAAATCACATTGCCAGCAAGGTCACCAGAATATTGTGCGGGTATGGTAGGTTTGTTAGATAAATCAGTATATGAGCCTGATGTTGCCACAGCCGCCAAACTTGACGTGTTTGCTTTGCCAGCGATTGCTGAACTCTGTGTGGCCGCATTGGCATAAAGCACGGCTATGTCTGTGGCTTGTGCGGCAGCGTTGGCAGTCAAAGTTGAGATCGCTGAGGCTTGCCCTGCCGCATTGGCATATAAATCAACTATGCTGGTATTCACATCTGATATTTGTGTGGCTTGTGCGGCAGCGTTGGCTTTTAATGCTGTGATATCTGTGGTGGCCAATCCTAGGTTGGTAACACCTGTTTGTATTTCTGTATATCTCTGACCCAGGTTGGCTTCAAAGGTATCCATTCTGGTATTCTGAACTGAATTAACGCTGACCACACCTGGTAAACTTGTGTTGACAATGTAATCAACATCAGTTCTTAGTCCAGCCATTGTGGTCTGTTGACTTGCGGCATTTGCGAATAGTGTTGTTATGTTGGTCGTCGCTGTGCCTAGGTTAGCATCCAGCGTGGCTATTTTGGCATTAGCGGCAGAGACATTCGCATTGGTTGAGGTTATTGAAGCGGTGACAGCACCCACGGCTGAGGAACCTAAGGCCAGGTTGGCGGCAATTTCACCCAGGGTATCTAAGGTACCAGGGGCACTATTGATTAGGTTGTTGACAGCGGTTGAAATGGCTGAGTCAACATAAGTGGTGGTTGTTTTGGTGGCAACCTGACCATCCACATACGTCTTCATTGCTGTATTGGCAGTGGTCACTGCTGAGTCAACATAAGTGGTTGTAGTCTTGGTTGCTACAACAGCATTGGCCGCTGTGATGTTGGCACGAAGGCCTGCGATGTCTGTGGTATTGGTGTTAATGCTGGTCTGTTGTGTACCAGCATTGGCAGTCCAGGCTGTGGTTACCCCAGAGATTGTGGTGTTTAAGGCGGTGACCTGACCATCCACATAACTCTTCATACCAGTGTTGGCTGTGGTCACATCCGTCACTGTTGGAATACCCGTTAGGCCTGCTCCATTACCTGTGATATTGCCAACTGTTAATGTATTGGTACCTGGATTGTATGTAAATGAGCCATCAGTCTCAGCATACAATTGGGCTGTTCCACTATAGGTTGGACTCAGCATAAGATTGTATGCCACATTGGTATTGATGCCTGTAACAGTAATATTGGCCGCTGTGGAACTGCCCGCTGAGATACCAGTTAATTTGCTACCATTGCCCAGGATGTATGGGGCTGAAATGTTGCCTGTGAATGTGGCACCTGCCAGGGCGGCTTTGGCGTCTATCTGAGTTTGCTGGCTAGCCGCATTTGATTGTAGGTTTGTGATATTGGTAGTAGCGGTGCCTAGGTTGGCATCCGTGCTAGCGATCTTGGTGTTGGCGGCAATGACATTTGCCTGAGTTGCGACTAAGTCTGTGTTTAAGTTTGTAAAATTTGAATCTACTTCATCATTGGATAAAGGGCTACCTTTAACCGCACGAGTGATAATTGTGGTCATTTCCGTTCCTTATAATGCCTGCCGCCCTGATTAGGCCAATACGTTTAACTATTATTTATGGCTGTAAAATTTGCCAGGTCTAGACCAGGACTTCAATGTCATAGCGTTGATCAGGCCAACGCAGACCTAGATAACTCACTATCTCATCTGGTACTTGAAATTCCAAGGTATAGATCCATTGTTCACGCTGAAGATCCTGGCGTTGACTATATTTGGGTTCATATCCTTGTTCCAATAACCATTGAGTTTCTGGCAATTTGAATTTGCTACGAGCCTGAATATGCTGTTCTGCTTGCCATAGTTCCTCTATCCAAACTTGACTGTAAGTGATGGTCTTCATATGATCTTGGCCAGTTGACCTTGTGCTAGGACTTCTAGACTCAGAATCCAAACATCAGGTATGTCAAGTCCATACACACGATCACCAAACAAGGTTTCTGAAATGACCAAGGCTGTGCTGAGATGTAGATCCAGACCAGGTTGACTGAACATTGACAAGTATATGTTCCAATAGTCAGCATCATACTTGAGCAAGGGATAGGTCAACATATAACTTTGACTGTGTCCCACGTGTTGAACTATGGCTAGGTCTCTGGCAGGATCAGTGCCTGCGTTGATACTGGGAATCACGCCAGAGTGTTTGGCATATTCCATTTTGAATAGTGCGGTCCAGAGATCTTGTTTGGCCATATGACTTATTTACCGCGGACGCAAAAAGAGGCCTAGTGAACGGCCTCTTTTTTGTTGTATATTACGACATAACGGATTAAGTTTGAATCCTTTTCCGTGAGCCGCAACGGATTAAGTTTGATTTGAAATCCGTGAGCCTAGCATTTGATATAATACGTGATCTTGCCAACAGGGCTACAGTCCCAATATGTATCAGTTTCAGGATCATAGTTCCAATAATGGAAAGCACCTAATGGAACTCCATCTATGGTAAAATATCCTTGGACCACATCTAAATCACCATATTCAGCAAACTGTATGCTGTTGTCTATACAGGCCTTTGGTTCACCAGGATATGTTTCACAAGCACTACGCACCTTGACTTCACGGTAACCTGAGAAATCTGTAACAAACTCTTCAGCGGTGTTTTCATAAACACCTGTGGCATTCTTGACTAAAGTATCAGGTAGTTTCATTCTGCGGACTCCAATAAGGTTTCATATTCTGGAAAATTTTCAATGATCCAGGCACGTTCTGCTGGGGTAAGATCACGTGCCTGTTGTGCGTCAAGTAAGTCTTGTAATTGTTTGTACATTGTGCTACTCCCGTTGTTTAACTATGCTCGTAGTATAACATTAAACGATTTATTGGTCTGTTGCGTCGTGGCAACAGTGGCTTTTTGGCAACACTATTCTGTCGTAAACAAGGTGTTAAACAGGGGTGTTGGGCGATCCTCAGACCGTGATGTCTTGGCCTGTGGTCTATTTTGGATCTCAATACCGTGGATCTTGTTCCATATTTCTCTCATACGCATCACTGCCTGCCACATTTTGAGTTTTTCAGGTGTGCTCTTGTAAGGACGGCCATAGAAGGTATGATCACCTGGCCTGGGATCCTCTGGTAGACTGTCTGTGAGTTCAGCAAATAGATCCCAATCCGCTTGGCTTACCAAGTCTGGGTGTTCTACTGCTACAACCCCAAAGAAATACTCTAATATATTGTGCCAGTCCTTGTCATCAAAGGCTGTGGCACTTCTGTTTAGATACTCCCATATGCGGGTGTCATTTCGCTGTATCTCACCTTCTGCCGCACAGATCTTGTTTTGAACTTCCGCTATCTGTTGCCAACAGGTGCGTCCTTTTTGAATACTCATTTGCGATCCTTTTCTTCGTGGTTGAGTTGTAATAAGTTTACTATATCTCTTACGAGTTGTCTATCTTTTAGGTAGACTCTTGCTCTATATCGCCGTTGCCTTTGAGCATTTGATACACCTGGTTGTTTGTTTTTACTACCCAAGGGTCTTGGCATTAATTACGTCCTTTCTACATATAAAGAGATCTCTTGGAGATCTGTCTTGATAACAAGAACTCCACTGGCGTGTCGTTCTATTTGTTATCAGACTTGGTTAAAAACACGAAACAAATAAGTTTTTAATACGACTTGGAGTTGGAGTCAAAGGAATGGCAAACTGTAAATAAATCACAGTTGCGTCCTTTGTTTCCTACACCTGTCATCTTGGATCGTCCCCATAAAGGGCGGCCTTTCAGCAAGTCTACATAAACAGAATATTACTAGGTGGACCTTTGGCTATAGTCTACCACCAACCGTTACTTTAGAAGTAAGGGCATTCTATGGCACGCTCGTTGGTCACAGTCTGTTTATGTAAACTGTGCGAGTGAGATCCGTTAGCCTCATTATCTTGATCTCGTTTTAAGGGTTCTGTATTAGTGTGTCTTAGTGACTGTATTTTAGTTCTTTGGGTGTTTAAGCGTTGTTCGCGATCGTACGCGGTGACAACCAATGTTTCAAATTTGTTTAAGGTTTTAGGGCGTAGGAATTTTCTATCTTTGTATACCACACCCCAACTACCTGCCCATAAAGCACGTTCACTGGCTGTCATTATGGTCCAGTAAGCGTTTCTTATGCGAATTAATATTGCGAGATCCGTTATACAAGGATGTGTGTCAATGTCTTTGGCAGTCAATCCAATATCACGATACCAAGAATTTATAGCAGAGTTCTGCTTGGACTCTTGTTTGAATGTTTCGTGGTTGTTGTATAAATCTATTTTCATAGTATAATCATCTATAAATCCGTTACGATCTATTTTATAAATTGCGTGCCATTTCTTAATCCCTATACTATTATATATGACAGTTGTACAAAAAGCAATGGAAAATGGTCTCAAAACAGCCAAAAAAAAGCCCTGCTTGTGACAGGGCTTTTGACTCTACAAGGATGGTTGACACAAGCCTTAGAGTGAAACTGGGTGAGTGGGAGATTTGGGGATTAAATGTTAATGGCAATCAACAATTTAGGATTATATCTATGATCCCAGGAAGGGTATGGATAACTCCCACTCAATAATATTTATACAGACTTTTTGCGTCCAGGTTTTTGTTTTACCACTTTGCTTTTGTCAAACGGCAACCAACGGTATCCATCGCGTACCATACATCTAAAAGCACTGGCTCGCTGTTTGGGCATACCATAACGAGCCACAATCTCATCAGTGGTGGCATAGCGTATCCAGTTTATTTCTTCTTCTGAACGCTTGTAAGTACGATTCCATTGTTTATGATTATAAGCAAGACCTGTTTGCCCCAGTTGACGCCCACCCTTGATACCTGCCGTAGCCATACTTTGAATTTTGTCTTGCTGTGTGCCTTCCCGTAAATGACTAGGTTCGCAACAGTTTTTTACGTGACAAAGATGATTGATATTGGGTTGACTTGGAGCACGACCGTGATGTAATTGAAAGGCGGCTCTATGAGCACTCATCATACCCGTTCGTTTGCCAGATGGACTGGTCTGACCTTTGGGATAGGTAAAACCTATCAAGCCATATCCAATGCGTGTGATATGACCTGTCCATAATAAACAACCATTTGGTCCTGGCTTGAGATAACTTTCAAACAACTCACGATTGATATAACGATCGCCAGCCCAGTTCGCAGGTATGCTATTTCTGTTTTTCATAACTTATCCTATATAAGGATATTTATGTGTCAGT